CTTTAGTTTTAGGTTGTTGGCTGTATCTGTTCCTCAATTAATCCACAGAATACCTGCCATGGAAAAAGAGCTGCCCCGTAATGGTGGCACAACTCTTCGTATGCGACGGTATGACCCGTTAGGGGTTGCTGTGGTTCCTTTGGGGAATAGCGGAGAGCATCCTCCTGCTCAACAGATAACATCGGTTAACATAGATGCAAAAATGTCATTCTATGGAACCTTTGTAGTCTTAAGTGAGCAGGTGGCGCTTCAAAATCAGGACCCTGTTTTAAATGAGATAACCAAACGGCTTGGAGTCTCGTTAAGACAAACAGAAGACCAGCTAACTCGAGATATGCTTCGCTCAACAGCGGCGTTTATCAATTGTACTGGTGGTCTTAATGGTGACCAGCCTACTGAAATCACTTTGAGTGATATTAATATTGTTATCCAGCGCTTGCTTGGCAACAATGCTTATACCTTCTTAGAGGGAGTAGGTGCTGAGAATAAATTCGGTACTGCACCAACTCGTGATGCCTACTTTGCGCTTGCGCATACTGACATTATGGCTGATTTGCAGAATGTTGCTGGATTTATTAGTAAGTGGAACTACCCTAACCAGAATCGAACTTTGTACTCTGAATGGGGATCAGTAAACAACCTTAGGTTTTTACTCTCTTCTGTAGGATCTCAAAGCTTCTTCCCATCATCGCTTGGATCAAAAGTTTATAACGTGTTCTGTGTTGGTAGAGAAGCCATTGCTTGTATCAAGCAGAACGGCTACAGCTCTCGTTTAATATTCCATCCTGCGCAGTTTGATGGACCGCTAGAGCTTAACGTTACTGTTGGTTATAAGTTTTCAGATGCGAGTCGTATTCTCAACGATGCGTGGATAAATAATCTACGTTGCACAAAATTAACATAAGGAGATGCGATGGCTGGTTATCTAAGTGGAACTAAAGGAGGCTCATTTGTCTCCACTGGTCTTACAACATTAATGACGTTACCGTGGAATCCTGATTGGATGACGGTTACTAACTACACTAACACTGGTGCAACTGGTGATGATGGTGTCTGGTTTTACTGGCAGCGTGGTATGGCGAATAGCACTGGGGTAAGAGAGTTTAAGGCTGGTGGCGGTAACGCTACAAGCAAGGCTGTCTTAGCTGCACCTAACGGCTTTACGCTTATTGATACTACTACTAATCCGTTAGGGACACCGGTAGCTATTACATCAACTACTAACGCGGTTCAGCCTGTTATTGCAACTGGCGATACCCAAGATTTGGTTGCAGGTGATGTGGTACGTCTGTACAACATTGCTAACGTACCTAACCTTGGTGCAGGTTTTGATTTTACTATTGATACTGTAATTGGGAACACGAGCTTTAGAATTCAGAACGCGCTTGCTAATGCTCCTGGAGCTATAGGTGGTGCAGGTATCTGGGCTAAAGTAAGATGGCCTGCATATTGGTATCCGCAAAGAAGATGGATTAATAACATTACCCAAGCAGCACAAGCGGTAGTGACTCCAGCAACTGATATCACTGCAAGTACTGGTAACAATAAGCTTAACTTTGTTGTAGGACAAAAGGTTAAGTTTATTGTTCCTGAATCATTTGGAATGACACAGCTTGACGGAGTATCAGCAACTATTGTTGCAGTTGCGGCTAATGGCCAAAGCTTCACGGTGGATGTTAATACTACAACCTTTACTGCATTCAGTTATCCAGTAGTGGCTGATGGTGCTACTAACTATGCGCATGTATTCTGTTTCGGTGAAACAGCTATGAGCCCGTATGAAAACCTTCTTGACGATGCCGTTGAGAACGTTGGTGTACGTGCAATGCAATTAGGTGGTGGTGCACAAAACCCTGGTGGTGCTAATCTTGACGTTATGTATTGGGTCGCAGGAAGATTTGCTGACTAGTACAATCAATATTGAGGGGGCCTTGTGCCCCCTCTGCAAGGAGAAAAAATGACAACAAAAAGTAAAGAAATAGAAGAAAAAGTAGTTATGCCTGCAGTGCATGATAAGAGCATGTACAAAAACTTGAAGCCTGCTGATGTAAAGAAGATGTCAAAGACTGAGCAGGAACGCTATATGGAATGGCTTCGTGACTATGACAGTGAGATTATAGAGGGGGTCTTTAGGTTTTATGAATGTCCAGGAGGCCTTTTAGAATTTGATATAAAGATTCATAAGGGTGACCACGTAGAGTCATATAAACTAATGGATGGCAATAGCTATAAGATACCACGTGGAGTTGGTCGCCATTTGGAGATGAATGGATGGTACCCAGAGTATGGACACCTCAAAGGATCTTCTTCATTGCATGCAGGTCTTGGTCCTAATAATGCTCAAATGTATATAGCTAAAAAGATACATCGCTTTGGCTTTCAATCTACTGACTTTGTAGGTGGCCTTGTAGAAGACTATTCGGTACCTCTTGGAATGATATCGTAATATAATGGCACTCTTGTGTGACGCAATAGTTCAACCTACATTTACGCCAGCATATCGATTAATAGCAGCTATAACTACTACTAATCCAGCAGTAGTTACAACTACGTTTAATCATGGTTATACTGAAAGCCAAGTAATACGTTTACAGGTGCCAAAGATCTACGGTATGAAAGAGATCGATGGAAAAAAGGGGATAGTGAGTATAACGGGTGAAACTACGTTTATCATTGATATTGATGCGACTAGTTTCACCCCTTTTGTTGTACCGGTTACTCCACCGCCGCATAGTAATACCTGTGCTTTAACTATACCGGTAGGAGAAGTTGGCGATACTCTTGCCGGAGCGACACAAAACGTATTACCTTATAGATAAGATCTTTTTAAAAGGAGAAAGTGATGCCCGTATCTACATTGACGGCTATTATTACTAAAGTACGAATACTTACTCGATCACTTTCTAGCGCTCAAATATCTGATGCTACTATTATCGAGTATGTGAATACATTCTTTCTCTATGATATGCCCGAGCATCTTCGACTCCTTGCTTTGCGGACCAAGCTAACCTTCTTTGCTCAACCAAACAAGGACTTTTATCCTTTATCAACTACTAATGATGAGGATGGCGATCCTATTGTTCAGAAATATATCACCTTCCATGACCCTGTTTACATAGCAGGCTATAAATCACTCCTTATACAATCTGAGGCGAAGTTTTATAACCTGTACCCAAAGACAAGCTTTATAGCACGAGAGGCAACGGGTGATGGCGTAACGGTAGCATTTACAGGAACACTTACTAACAGACCGGTTCAAAGGAACAATGTTACCTTTTCTTCATCATATCTTAATGTACTTGGCCTTTCTACTGGATTGGTACTCAGTGATAATGGTAGTTCTATATTAACCGGTGACGGTTTTGGAACAATAAATTATGAAACAGGCGCTTATTCTCTTAATTTTAATACAGCGCCTGGTGCTAACATTGATGTAAATAGTCAAACATATCCTTACTCCGCTGCTCGACCCGATACTCTCCTCTATTTTGATAACTCCTTTTTCCTTAGACCGATCCCTGATCAACCGTATCGGGTCGAGCTTGAAGCCTACAGGGTTCCAACTGAGCTGCTCTTAACCTCACAGAGTCCTGGGCTAAATCAGTGGTGGCAATATATAGCCTATGGCACTGCAAAGAAGATATTTGAGAATCGAACAGATATGGAGAGTGTTCAAGCGATTATGCCTGAGTTTAAACAACAAGAATTATTGGTATTAAGACGTACTATAGTACAACTTTCAAACGAACGGGTTGCTACCATGTACACTGAAAATACGTCAAATGGTTATGGCGATTACAATGGAAGAGGAGGCTTTTAAATGGCTTGGAATCCTAATATACCATTAGCAACAGACTTTCCCTCAAACTCTCAACCCCTTATTAAGGACAACTGGGCAGCTATACAAAGCCTTGTCATTGTTGATCATGTTACCTTTGGAGCAGCAAATGAGGGCAAGCATGCTAAAGTTACTTTTCCTCAAGGATTGCCAGCGGGAGCACCATTAGCGAATGAGTTAATATTGTTCTCAAACGCAGGTGTTTCATCTGGTAGAACAGAGCTCTTTTTTCAACGAGATGCTGCTGCCACTGCGAGCAATATGACTGAAAAATCTCCAAGTCAAGACAGAGCTGGATGGACCTATCTTCCATCTGGTATAAGAATGATATGGGGAAGAACTAATGTTCCAGTTCCTACAGCAAATATAGTATTCGCAACTGTTCAACCTACCTTCCCTGGATTTACTGCACCTTTTGTTCCTAATGCTCAAATATCTTCAGAGCTTGCCCATAGGGGTATATATATTCAGAATGTTGGTAATACTATATTGACTATTGCAACTGATGTTACCGTACAAGTTTATTGGCTTGTGATAGGGTACTAAATGGCTAAATATGATCGTTTTTGGATAGGCCCTCTTGAGTCTGGATTAGAGCGTAATCTGGAATCATTCCTTATTGCAGATGATGCATATGCTCGTCTTAGAAATGCTTACAACTTTAGAGGCCGTATCAGAAAACGATTCGGTGCAGAGCTACTCTTTGATTCCACTTCACCGCCAGTCCCAGGATTTGAGCAGTTAAATAGTAGGCTAAGAATAGCACTTACTGGTGGATCAGGATTTGGTCAGACTGATGGAGCTGGTAATGCTACCGGAACAGTTCCTGGCGCAGTCTTTAAGATAGGACAAATGTTCTCTATTGGTACCCAGATTTTCACTGTTCAAGATGATGGTGCGCCCGTATTAATGCTAAATACAGGAACAGGTACTGGTAATTATCATACTGCTGTTAGCGGAACACCGGGTGCGTATGTTTTTGCAGGTGCTACTGCAAGCACTCAAATCTTTTTCTATCCAGCAGAATCTGTTATGGGATTTACTATTCATGAACAAGGCGCTATAAACCAGGATCCTACGTATGCCTTTGATACCCAGTTTGCCTATCAATATACCGGTGGAGGCTGGAACAGGTTAGGTACTGCTCTATGGACTGGTACTAACTCTGACTTCTTTTGGTCACGAACTTGGAGAGGTGACACTTCTGAAGAACAGTTTCTCTTTACTACAAATTATATAGCTGCTGATCAGATAAAATACTGGGACGGTGCTGCATGGACCACCATAAACCCTATTATTAATGCAGCAGGCGATACGCTTGAGACTGCTCTTATTATTATCCCTTTTAAGGACCGATTAGTTGCTTTAAATACCATAGAGGATCGTACGGGATATACTACTTTTGTTAATAGAGCTCGTTTCCCTCAAAATGGAAGTCCAATACAGGCCCTTCCTACAGTAACATTAGCATGGCTAGAAGATACGCCAGGAAGAGGTGGCTATGTTGATGCTCCTACAAAGGAATCTATTGTATCGGCTTCAATATTGAAAGACAGATTAATTGTATATTTTGAGAAATCTACCTGGGAGCTCGTCTATACAGGCAATCAAGTACTCCCTTTCGTATGGCAGAAGCTTAATAGTGAGATTGGTGCTGAATCTACCTTCTCTATTGTTAACTTTGATAAGGTAGTTCTTGGTATAGGGCAAGTAGGTATCCATGCAACATCTGGTGCTTCTGTTGACCGTGTTGATCAGAAGATACCTAACGAAGTATTTGAGATACATAATTCTAATGATGGTCCATTAAGAGTGCATGGTGTACGTGATTTTGAAGCAGAGCAGGTATATTGGTCATTTCCATCAGCACAGGGATCTCCAACATTTCCTAATCGTATATTAGTGTATAACTATACTAATGGTACATGGGCATTCAATGACGACTCTATAACAGCCTGGGGCTATTTTAATAATCCTTCTCAATTAACATGGGCTACCTGGAACTTTACCTGGGAATCATCTAACTTTGCGTGGAATACGGGCGCTACACAAACAGATTTCAGAAACGTAGTAGCGGGCAACCAGGAAGGCTATACCTTTAACATTAGGCCCAACTCAATCTCTCGTAATTCTCCTTCTTTGCAGATTACTGATATTAATATTGTAACTAATACTATTACTATTATTGATCATAACCTTAACAGTAACGATTTTATCTTTATAGATAATGTACAGGGCACCACAGATATTAATGGGTTTATCTATAAGGTTACCTTTGTAAATGCTGATAATATAACTATACTGGGTACCTTTACAGGTACGTATACTGGTGGTGGAACTGTTGAACGAGTATCTCGTATTGATATACTTACCAAGCAGTATAACTTCTACAATAAGCAGGGCATGAACGTCTATCTTCCTCGTATAGAGTTTTATGTAAATAATACCAACAATGGACAACTTCTTGCTGATATGTGGGTGTCAGATTCTTCTCTTTCTTTGGTTGATGGAGGTGCTGCTACGGGCGCGTTGATCGGAACCAGTGTTCTTGAGATGTTTCCTCTACCTGATACCTTTGAAGCACAACAGAACAAGTTCTGGAAATCAGTCTATTTCCAAGCAGAGGGCGAGCTTGTACAAATACACTTATATCATACTGACGAACAAATGGTTATTGTTCCTGAGGAAGGAAAAGTTGCTATACCGTTCAACGACTTTACGCTTAACGCGTTTTTAGCGTACGGAATGAGCACTTCTGACCGTTAGTTATTCCTTAATATACTTCAATACCACAAACGTAGTGGTATATGCTGTCCTGTTACTTCCAGTTGTTATTACTACATTAGTAGCATCAACTGATATCTCTATATTATTAGCTAATGTAGGACTTGCGTAAGGTATAGGTATAAAAGAAGTACTCGGATTGGTTCCGCAGCCCCATATCTGTGTAAAGGCATACCCGGGCGTTATTGTAAGACCATGCGCTACTGATTTACTTGTTGAGTTTGGTAATGCCCCAAAGTTAATGACCTTGGTGAATTCTTGCCGCAACACGGGCGTCTTAGGAGTGCTTGAATTATATGCAGGATTAGGAAACCATACATTACCATTAACAAACTCTTCCTGTACATAATAACCACTTTCCTTGGTGTTTAGTATTTGAGCTATTAAGTTAATATTTTGATAGAGATTTACTATAAGGCTCTTAAACTCAGAAGAGGTAACATCCATCTGTAATATAGTGGATGCGTCTATCCATATCTGAGTAGTGGGCATGAATGAACCAAATCCGCTTTGTTGAGGAATGCTCGACATCAAATCTCCTTTTTTGGTTAGATGTTTACTCAGGACTTCTAGCTTACTATAGTATATAAAGTACATAACAGATTCTACTTAAAAAGGAGATCAGGTATGCCATTTTTTAGTACTCCTCAACGGACAGAACAGATACCAGTTGGATATAACCCTCAACAGACTCAAGCATTTCAAAGCATGTTACAATCAGGTATGGGCGGCCTTCAGGGCCTTCTTGGCGGTATGGGACAGAATAATTTTCAACCTATAGCTCAACAGGTACGAGAACAGTTTAATCAACAGACCGTTCCTTCTCTTGCTGAAAGATTTACCTCTCTTGGAGGAGGAGCACGCCAATCGTCTGGATTCCAACAATCACTAGGTCAAGCCGGCGCAGGCCTTGAGTCTAGCCTTGCTGCTATGCAGTCTCAGTTTGGTCAACAGCAAAGAGGACAAGACATGAACTTCTTACAGAGCCTGTTAGGAATGGGATTAACGCCTCAGTCACAAACAAATGTAATACCTGGGCAAAGAGGTGGATTATCTCAGTTTGCAGGAGAACTAGGACCAATACTTCTAAAGCTATTGCCACTCCTTATTGGTGCTATGGCAGGAGGACCGGCAGGTGCAGCAGGAGGAGCTGCAGCAAGTGGTGGTCTAAGCGCACTATTTAACAACATGGGAGGATAGCATGGCACTACAAAGAGCATTTGCTCCAGTATTTCAAAAACAAGACGAACAGGGCTCCTTAGGAAGAGAGCTTGGTGCTGGCTTAGGCCAAGGACTCCAGTCTTTAGCACAGAACAGATTAAATGAGCTCACAAATCGTGCTTCACGAAACCGTGTTTCGGGAGGACTCATGGAGGTAATTCCAGGACTTACTCAAGAAAGAGCATATGCATTGTCAGGATTAAGCGAGAAGCAGTTAAGTGACTACTTTAAGATAGTTTCAGAACAGGGAAGAGCTAAGGCATTTCAAGACGCGCTCCAAGAAACAGGAAGCACAATTCCTACTGGACAAGAGCAGCCGCCCCCGGGACAAGAACCTTTTGGCCAACCTACACAACCTGTTCAACCTGGTGGCCCACCAAAAATAGGAGATCCAACATTAAAAACAGAAGACCAACGTTTTTTTGCAGAAATGAAACAAAGAGATACACAGTCTTCAGAGAGACGAAAGATAGAAAAACAGAAAATATTTCAGCCACGAATAACTGAAGCTTTTAAAAAAGATATTAGCTCACAGAAAGAAGTTGAAAATATACGTAAACAACTCGATCTTGAATCATTAGGACAACTTAATCATCCTGCATTTTTACAGTTTTTAAAATCGATGGATATTGATTTTGACATATTAAAGAATCCTGCAACTTCTATAGCTGAAAAGCTAAATAGTAGGTTTATACAGCGAATAGGAGAAACGTTTGTAGGAAAAGTATCTGATAATCAGATGAAGGCATTCTTAAAACAGTTCCCTAATTATTCACAGAGTCCCATTGCACGTAAAGTTATCCTAAAAATATTAGAAGAAGAGGCAATGGCAGATAGGTTAGAAGCATATGCTATACGTGATATTCGATCACGTTATGGAGATGATCTTCCGTTAGATTTTGAAGAACAGATTAATAAATATGTTAATGATAACAAAGATCGCCATGGAACTAATGTTTTAGAGCTTATTAAGAATCCATTTGTTCTTGGAGAAGGGTCTGCTTCTCATGAAGAACTCCCATCAGGAACTCCTGAAAATAAAGGGAAGGCGTATTTCAATCGAAACACAAATGAGTGGTTTGTTAGTGATGGTACCAAGAACGTACCGGCGAAAAATAGAGAGCAAGCAACTCAGTTGGCTCAAAGATTTAAAGGAGCATAGATGGCATTTCAAGAGATCGATCTCTTAGGAGAAAATCAAGATCAACAACCAGCTAGCCCTAAACAAGAAACTTCAGGCATTGTAAACAATTTCTTGCGTCCATTGGCGGCAACACTAGGAGATGTTGCATCAACAGCCATTGGAATGACCCCTACTATAATTGATTTGGTTTATAAAGTAGGTAAATATCCTATAGAGAAACTAACTGGCTTTCAATTACCAGAAGAAATACGTATTCCAGCATCGCCTGAAATTACTGCTTCTGAATGGTTACTCAAAAAAACCCGAAGAACGTCTTCTTTTGTTGAAGAAAAAATGGCACAGAGAGAAGAAGGATTGGGTCTTCCTACTATAGGAAGAATTCAAGAAAACCTATCTAAGCCTATAGTAGAATCTGTTTTTGGTGAAGGATCATATGATCCTCAAAGCTATATAGAAGAACAGGCACGAAGCTTTGCTTCTAATGTAGCAGCAATGGTAACTCCATTTTCTCCTTTAGGATCCATTCCATGGAATAAGGCATTGAAATTGGCGGGCTTAGGAAAGATCGGTAAGTTTCTTGTTCAAAAGGTTGGTGGTACGGAAGAATTAGGAGGAGATATTGCTGAGGTTGGTACTATGCTTGGTGTGTCATTATATGATGCGGGAGGATTAGATTATTTTATTAATAAGGCACGTAGTTTCTATGATCTCGGTAAATCAAGCGTTGGTCCTGATTTATTAACCGTAGCTCGTCCAGTAAAAACTGAATTAAAAAAACTTGCTAAAAATTTGACAGAAAGTCCAGCTTATCGATCAAAAGTATTGGATATACCAGGAGGAGACGATCTTCTCAAAAGGGTAAATAATGTTCTAGGAAAGATAAAATCTTCTGGCACCATGACTGTTCACGACATTATAGACTCAAAACAACAACTCAACGACTGGCTACGCAGCCCTACATTTAGAGGTAAATCATTAGCACGGAAAGAGCTGGGGGGGGCAATAAAAACATTAGATACTGCTCTTGATAGTGCTGCTAAGGAGTGGCCTCAATTTGCGCGTAAATCAATAAAAGATGCAGACGATATCTATAAGGCAATCAATAGTAATAATTACATTGCAAGCCTACTCAAGGGACAGAATTTTAAAAGTGATGTTATGAAATCTCTTGCAGGAACGAGCCTAATTGGTGGTGCTCTTGCTTATAACTATCCTAAACTTGCTAAAAAAGCCTTTTTTCCCTTAGCATTGCTTTCATTTCTAAACCTACTGAAAGGAAGACCAGGAATGGGGATAGCTATGGCTGATTTTTTCTCAGCAGTAGGAAAGGCTCCAACCCATGTTGTTATACAAAAAGCCCACCATTTTGATAAAAAGGCAAAAGATGCAAATGTACAGGTACCGACTTCTGGAGAATTTATTGAAGTTGATTTATAGATTCAATAAACACCAGATAAACAAAAAGTAAAAGAATATTGTACCGAGTATACAAACTGTTTCTGCAATAAAATCAAACAGTTTGTTAAATATATTGCCTACCATTTTAGTCTCTCTATTGCCTCCATTAATGGAATAATACCATTAACCATATATGAATAAAAAGTCATCAGTCTCCCTGAAGTAGTTTATAAATCCATTTAAGACCTAGAGCAATGAGCGTCGGTAGTGCTATCACTACACAGACCGATATCGCTATCCCTATAAGTGCTGCATACGATTTTATGCATATATCATAGTAGCACAACATCATACTTAAAAAGAGACCAAGACTCATCGCAACTGCCGCATGAACCATGAATGGTGTCAAAAATGATTCTTTGTCTTCATCATTCATAACAGGATGTTCTTTCTTATGTCTTTCATGCTCTTCTAGTAACTTATCTATATTTGTTATATTAACGTCTTGTACAGGTTCTTCAGCAATATTAGATGCTTTACGTTCACATTCTTTTTTGCAGAACCGTATGTCCTTGTCTAGCTTGTTTACCGTAAAGATATGGTTACACTCTTCACAGACAGTCTTTTTAACACCCCTGTCTTTACGAGGTCGGCCTCTTTTCCTACTTTCCATATTTCTCTTCCCATTTGAGTCTGCCCATGATTGCCCTTTGGAGCCACTTGGTCATGGTACAGTTATTTTTCATGGCTGATATACGCATCATATTATGGAGGTCTCTCTGTATATCTGCAGAAATTCTTTTCTTTTCAATAGTTTGTTCCATTCAATTATCTCCTAAAACAATAGTAACATATCTATGTTGAAATGTACATGATTTTTAAAAATAAATTGACTGATAGTCCACATCTTAACTACGATTAGTATAAATATTATATAGGAGATGCGTAATGGCTAAAAATAGAACGTCAGCACCGGGTAGTGCAACACCTTTTGCTGGTATATTCCCAGATCCAATTATATCCAGAAGGTCACCAACTACCAATGATAAAAAAGGTGTAAGTCAGGGACAAACATGGGTAAACGAGCTCGCCATGTCAGTTTTTTGTCTTACTAAGGTTTCAGCAGGACAGGCTGCCTGGGTTACTTTAGGAGGTGGCACTGTTTCATTAGAACAGCTGTCTGGAGACACTGGTATAGCTACTCCTGTCGCAGGTAACATTAACATTATTGGCACTGCAAACGAGCTAGTAACAGTAGGTTCTGCAGATAATATTACTGTAGGGTTTGTTAATGATGTCGTATTCTCTAAGGGTGATGTTGCCGTAAGAAGATCGGTCAATGGATCTGTTGTCTTTACAGTAGAGAATGAAGGCCTCACGGCTGACGATGATGCCATTGTATCTATTGTGTCTAACGGTGCAGTTGCTGATGCCTATGTAACTACAACAGCAATCAATACTGGTACCGTATTCTCTTTTGGTGTAGTTGATGATGCTGATTCATTTGCAATTTCAGCAGACACTGATTTGGATGGAACGCCTAGCTTTCTTATAGATTATGTAACAGGACTGGTAACAATTCCTATTGGTAACTTCCTTGTTTCTAGAGTGGAGTCTGGTTCAAACGTTGATGCAATTGTGAGAAATAGCTCACCAGATCCGAGCTCTGGAGCACGGCTTTTCGTACAAACAGGTGAAGGAGATGCGTTGGCAGTTTTTGAGCAGTTTGATTCAGGTGACGCTTTTGGTGTCGGACTTGCTAGAACAAGTGGTGACTTTATAATAGGAGAAGGACCTTCACTTGCAGCTCCTGCTCTTTCTATTACTAAAACTACTGGTGATGTAAGTGCGCTTACTGGAAATATTTCAATTGCAGCAACAGGAAAACAGTTACAGGTTAAAGGTGGCGCAGTCACTGACTTTATAGGTACAGCTACATTAGTAGCGGGTACTGTAACAATTTTAAACACCAATATTGATGCCACTGACGGAATACTTATTCAAAGGGTTACTGTAGGAGGTGCAATAGGTGATTTGACCTATGTTATAAATGCTGGTGTTAATTTTATTATTACCTCAGCAAACGCTGCTGATGTTTCAACAATTTTCTATTTCATTGTAAGAGAAATTTAGTCTAAGATAATACAATAGAATAATCTCTAACAAAGGAATATATGGAATCTAAAGCGGTTGTTATACTTAGAGTAAAAAAAGAAGCAGAAGTTGAGGTTAATGGTGAGAAAAAGAACCATTTGTTTGAGTTTGAACTCTCTATGCCTTACGGTGTACCTCTCAAGCTTGTCAATGATGCTCTTTATGAATTCTTAGAAGAGGTTGTATCTCAGGCAAAAAGAGCTCAAAAGAGTGGAAATGAATCAAAGCCAGAAGAGACCAAATCAGCTGATGAGGAATCACAATGATGAAAACTGGTTCACAACCTATCATTTGGGATACTCTTAGATCTATATCTGCAAGTACTCTTACAGCTAACTATCAAGCTATTGGAACAGCATTTGGTTTTGCTGCTATAAAGGTTCTTTTTCAGAATCTATCTAATCAGACGGTTATATTAACCGATGATGGTACAAATAATAAGGTTCGCCTTGTGGCTAATTCTTTCTTATTGCTTGATGTTACCCTTGGTAATGATCCATGGATTAAGAAAGGTACGATTATATCGGTTAAGCATGATGGTGTAGTTCCTGCAACGGGAACCATAGATGTATCAATGTGGCATAAAAGACAACAATAAGGAGAAAATATGTCACAAGCTGGAAAATATATAACGGGATCAACTCCATTTCCCAACCGCCCGAGGTTCTTTGTAAAGCGCAATGCGAACAGCGCAGCCGTTACTGGTGACGGTACGGTCTACGTAGTCCAGTATGATACGGAGGTTACCGACACCGAAAATGCCTTCGATATTGGGACGGGTATTTTTACCGTTCCCGCAGCACTTTCAGGAATGTGGGTCTTTGACTGGTGTATCCAAATGGGAGGGCTTAGCGCATCTCACACAACGGGAATCACACGCCTTACGACCACCCCTTTCCGATATGAGATAGATAGATCAAGCTATGGAGTGATCCGCAGCAATGCCAACATTGTAGTTATTGCAGGATCTTTGCAGTGTATGTTAACGGCCGGCAATACCATGTTCATGCAGCTGGAAGTTTTTAACGGTGCGCTCGCTGTTACCGTCAACGGGGCTCCGCAAACTACGTTTGTTCTAACATATCTAAAAGGAATATATTTGGGATGATTATCATAAAGGATAAGTAATGTCATTTTCTGTAGGGAGTGGGGTATATTTTGTTTAGGAGATTAGATGGCAATTCATAATCAAAGCAGAGATCCTAGGGCCTATGTAGGTACTCGCGCCGTTAATCCTCCTGATGCTCGCTCAGTAAATAGACCTCCTACTATTAATGACTGGAAAGAGTTCTTTGTCTTTGACCAATGGCGAGACACAAGTGCAGCTCCTCCTGATATGTGGGTATTAGTAGATAAAAAGCGTAGTGCAGTAACAGGTAATATAGAGGGCAACTGGGTCAAATTTGTTGGCGGACAGGGTGATCTTATTACTCTGAGTGGTAACCAAGATATCATAGTCTCACCGTCTGCAACTAGTAATATAAGGCTTTATGGTGATGGCTCTATCTTTGTTACTGAAGATCCTGGAAATAATCAGATGCTCTGGACTGCTCCCGGTCTTGGAGTTATCTATACGGTACAAACTACCGATGCAGTAAAGACAAATATATTTTCTCATACGGTGACAGATAATACCGTTGCTATTATTGAAGGTTATATTGTCATGGGGCAGGATACCTATGCAAGTGGTTTCTTTGGTACCTTTTATGGTGCAGCAAGAAAGCCAGGAGCCGGTGCTACGGTGCTCATAGGTTCTCCGGTAACCAATTGGTCTCATGACTTTGTAGGAGTTCCTCGTATAGATATAGAAATTGATGGTAATAGTTTAGAACTTAATGTAACAGGTGTTGCTGCTACTACCTTTAATTGGCGCGCTTCTGTTGCCCTACAAATAGAGAGTACGTAAGATGGGAAAGCAAGGACTAAGGGGAACGCAAGGAAATCAGTATCTGTATCAAGAATTAGACTCTGGGGTATCGTCTGCGGTCGGTCTTGATAGCTCTGATGGTAAATTAAAAATATCGATATCTCCTATTGCTGACACTGACCCACAAGGAACTGATCAGTTAGCAGTAGATCCCGCATTAGACAAGGTTGAGCTCCCTCAAGAGACAACTCCTGATGGAGGAATTGTTCAAGCAAGCCCTACCGGAGTGCTTACTTCTCATCCCTTTTCAGCGTTTGGAGCAGATATAACAGTTGCCATACCTGGTATAACCGGTGATGGAACTATCTATGAGATAATATTTAATAGAACTATATACAATATTGGTGGCGATTTTGACACTATTAATGGCTATTACGTAGCACCTGTTAATGGGGTATATCAATTTAGTTCCACGATAAGCGTTGAACTAATAGATGATGTAACCTACAGTATTGGTCTTATGTCTTTTGATATAAAGGGAACCGGTCCATGTGTTGGTGAATGGTCATTCGCTCGTTTAAATGCCTTTGCTGTATCCGATTCTGTTACAGATTCCTGGAGGGCGAATGGTTCTGTTACAGTGGAGTTGGCAGCCGGAGATACCGTTAGTGCAGAAGTAGCTGTTGGTGTCGGTCCTAAAACAGTAAGATTAAGCATAGGAAGTGGTGGACCTCCAACCAGAACATTTATGACAGGCTCTAAGTTATTTGATTTATAAGGAGATTGTATGGCGTTTACTCCAGAAATACAGTTTGGTGGTTTATCAACAGGTATAACCTATGCATTCCAACAAGGAATAATAATTAATATAGGGACTGTTCAATGGTTTATTATAAAGGTTGTGTTAACGAGCAAAGGATCTGCTACAGGTGATGCTACCATTGTTACTCTTCCAAGATCTTCCGGCGCTTCTGTTGCAGGAGGAGCTATGATAGGTCATAACCTGAACGGAACTATTAACTATACCTATTTTGGATGGGTGGTTGATGCAGCTGGCGTAACTGCAATTAGGTTAGTAGAGGGCGGCCCTGGCCAAGCACTAATTAACCTAACTGGAGCAAGCTTTAATAATGACTCAGAGATCCAGTTAGTTGGTTACTATTTAGACAAATAAAGTATATATTAACTACTCCTTACCTCTTGAGTCTCTTTCTTTTTCATCTCTATCCATTTCCTTATGGCACCATAAGCTTGAAAGGGTATCTCACCATAAGAATTTACTTGGTAATGATCTCTGATTATTTGAGAAAGATCGTCTCTTCCTTCAAGAGCGTTGCGTATATACCCTATCTCTAATTCAGTAAGATATTGAGGCTCTACGCGCTTAGGTTCTTGTTTGTTGTTTGATCCAGTAAAGGATGACCCATCATCATCTTCGGTAGCCAAAAATAGCAACGCTAAGAGGCTGTATCTTCTCAGGTATGTAATTGCACTGCCGAATGATTGAAGTTCGTTTATCTTTGAATTTTGTCCCTGTTTGCTCTGGGGTATTCTAATGTCACTCTCTAGCTTTTTATCAGATACATGATGAAGGGATGTTTTTAGATAGTCACATCCGTCATCTTTTGATACAAGTTCTTGGGTTATCATAAAGCCATGATTAAAGAGGGGTTCTTCTATAGCCTTTATAAGATCTTCTATCTTTGTGTACTTATAGTTATAGCCCTTTGTATCTTTTTTTATGATGCCTATTTCTCTTCTAGCATTTATAAGATCCCATAACCAGCTAGCCCTAATAAAGTTAGATTCTTTTTTTACAGTCATATCTCATCTTGGTTATTTATGTATCGGTATAGCTCTATTCCAAGTTTTATAGTCAAAAATAACCAAGGTAATTCCAGAAAAAATATTGCCAATATAAAAGTCTGTAGTAAAAAGGTAAAAAAACAGAGTGAACCAGAAAAACACAGGACAAATAAATGGAACACAGGGGCAGTAAGTATATCAGTCAGACTTTTCATTAAGAAGACCCTATTTTTTTAATCATTAGTTACTTATGGCTCTTATGTTTATTCTATTGTATGTAGTGGCAACCGGAACCGTATCTGATGCCTTTGATTCTGTTGTTTTTCGTTTCTGAATTCATTGCCCCTATCAAGACGAGGCTTTTCCTCTGATCCTATAAGGGGTAGATAAGAAAGAGGTCCTACAATAAGTACTATTCCTAAAAGAGTCATAGTGAGTCCTTTGAGTTTTGGGGTTTGTTTACTTAATCCTTCTAAGATAAACCATATACCTGCTAAGCAGAACAGTTCTATAATTATATAGTAGATAGCATTAGGCCCTATATAGGGCATTTCTACTGGCATTGTTAGTTCTGCCTCTAGTTTGTTTTTGAATGTTTTATAATAAGTCCTTGTTGTTCTTTATATATTCTCCAGCCCTTTCTTCTATGTTAAAATATTTCTCCACCATCTCTCTAGTTTCTTCTGTAAGTTGTTTCCAATTATTAAATTTCAGTGGATCTTTTATCATATTGTAAGACTTCTCTGCTAATTCTTTTGATTTTTCATAGATAGATACTGCTTCTTGTTCGAATGGAGTGTTTTTAGTTCTATCTGCTAACCCATAAACTAATAAAGGAAGCCCCCCTATTTTTTTTAATGTTTCGTATGGTTCGTTTGCTTCGTTCGGATTATCTTTTCCGAACAGTTCACTTAATATGCTCATTGGATTCCTTCTATAAAGTTAGCAAGATTAGATGTCATTATGCGTGGCAGCTTTCCATTCCATTTCTCTATGGCTTTTAGCAATGCTAATTGAGGCGTAGCCATATCTTTTTGCACCTTAAGAGCATATGCGTTAGCATCGGCTTGTTCTTTTGTCTGTGCTGCTATTTCTTTTATTCTCATAGTATCAAACTTTGATTCTTTGGCCCGTTGTTGTGCTATCTGTTTTCGCTCTACTGATTTTATGAACTCAGCATGGAAATCAACATGGATAAAGTTAAAGTCAACAAGGATTATGTTTACGTTTTTTAAAGCGTTAGCAAGATCCTTCTTTACTATCCCTTTAGCCTTTTCTCGCTGTTGGGTCAATTCTTCCGCAGTAAACATAGCAATGACTGCTTTGAGTGATTCTTGAGTAAAAGGATCAATAACGGTCTCTTCGTAATAAGAGCCAATATTTTGGTATACGCTCAGAGGGTTATCGATTCTATAGTTTATAGCTACTTCAACATCTATTATTTGTAGATCATGGGAGAATGCTTCAGTTTTTATGACTGATTTCTTGATACGCATGTCCATAGGAACAATACTGTCTATAAGTGGTGCCTTTAAGTGAAACCCTGGTATACAGTGAACTTTCTTTACGCTTCCTAGCCTCAAATGAATAGCTGAGAATCCTGGCATAATGATGTACCATGGCCCAGCAATGTACAGAGCTACCATTACTGAAAGAAACGTGATGCTTCTAAAAAGTATCTTTACAATCTTTGAATTCCATATAATTAGGAGTGTTTCTTTTATTGATTCTTTATTTGGTGAATTGTAATTATTATCCCAGCTCATATTTTATACTCTATAATTGATCACTTGTTTTTCACTTCTAATCATTTATCTTATTAAGCTTCCATGCCTCAACATTATCCTTACGGTATAGGTCAAGATTTATTGTTTTAAGCACTGGTATGACTCCATAATCTATAGATCCTTTTCTATAGCTCTTCTCTAGCCAATAGTCTCCACAAGAGAATGACCGTCCCCCTGAGAGAGTCTTTAGTATGTTTATTTGTCTGATGTACCCTTCTTTATATTGCTTTGCTAATGATTGAAGTTTGTACGCCTTTTCTGCTTCTCGTTTCCACTGTGTTGTTTTTAGTTTATCGAGATTGTCTAGTCGTTCTCTTTCTGCGTCAAGTTTTTCTTGGTGTTCTTGGATCTCTTGGTCTGTGATTTCATCAACGACTGACTCGAGGTCCCATTCTTGGTCTTTGTATATAGTGTGAGTTCTGGTAGTATTGTTCATAGCTTGTCCTTTAGTGTGATAAGCTGTATGTTTTCATCCCTCGCTTGTGGTCTCCCTACGGGCGGGGGTTTTATTTTCTTTACTTAATCAATTATATATATATGATTAGATATGTCAACAAAATAAAGGATATAAATATGACTACAAAGAAAGATATGTTCAATAGTGTTCATGAACGGTTATGGAAGTATCTAAAAGATCTAAAGGAACCTCTAGCTGACCGTATGATAGGTAAAAAGACAGGCCTGACTTCTGCTACGATAACTAGGCTACTGGATGGACTGGACGTCAAAAGAAAGACACTTATTAAGGTAGAGAGATTTCTAGATCAGGCAGAGGCAGAACAGGCAGGACAGGATACTTTATTAAAAAACTAACTGATTTCATGAAGACAAAAGAGGCCGCTGCATTTATTGGGGTAGTACCAAATCAAAGGCATCAGATACGGTCTCTAAAATCCCCATGGATAAGAAAAATATACAAAAAAAAGTAGCCAATTGTCCGAGAATCAGTAGTAAAATGAAAGAGTATGGTATAAACTTCTCTTTACAATTGACAAACAATTGACTACTTTTTAAAAAAAAGAAAAGAATTAACTATTCCTCCATGAAAGAGGAAAAAAGAAAGAGAGGTTCTCAATGAAGGAACACGCTCAATCCTTTAGGAAGAAAGTAAAATACCCTGAAGCACAAGGTAATTACATAAAATCTCTTTTTAAGGAAATTCCATAAAATCTCTTTTTATGGAAATGACCAATATAAAGGAAATTTCATGAATAAAAGTAGCATAGAAAACCCGACTAGTCAAGCTGGTTTTGAAAAAGATGGAAAAAAACTATTAGAATGGCTAAACACTCAAACACCTGCATACCTCAATGTTTTAGAGAAATTCGGCTGGTTTGACGATAATTATCAAATTAGTTTCCCTGCCATAAAGACCATAGCTCGACTAGCAGGCGTTCATATAAGGACCGTAAAGAAAGTAATAAAAGAGCTCAATGAAAGAGGTATACTGCTACAAAATCTACATCCAGACATTAGATCTCGCGTCTACCTATTAAATCCAATATTAAGAGAACAATCATTTAGATATAAACTTAGAAAGCTCATACGCTCTTGGGCTTTCTATCCGCTCGTCTTCCTGTTCTCAACAGATCACTGCTGGACCCCAAACTCTCCGGGGTCACCTCTGCAGTATGCAGGAAGACGAGTACTTCTATTACCAACAGCTCTAAACAAAAAGACAGTAAAACAAGTACTATTTAATTCAAACAGTAACTATACACAAATAGAAACTATTAGGCCTTACCTGACCTACAAAAGCTACCCAGGTAGCACAGAAAAATATGGCCATCTGAAATTGACCACCCTAGATAAGATTATAAGAGGTCGTTTATTTAAAGAAATAGATTGCCAGGAAGAAAATGTTGCCGCTTTTGCACCTTCGGCCCCGCAGCCGCGAGGACCTTGGTCAAGTGAGTTGTATATGCAAGAAGATAGAGAGTTTTCTGCAAAGAGAAGAACAGAATCTTTAACAAAGCATGTGAAGGAACAATGGGCTGCAGAGGGCATTTCCTGTGATCATGAACTTATTTTTAACTGTCGATGCTTTGAGTTAGAAAGTCTTAAGGGGCAAAATCCGCAAGAGCGCCCGAATGCCGTTGGACCTGAGGATGAGACTGATTTTAGTCTCTTGTTGGAGTATGAGCAGGAGTGTAACGAGCGCTATCAAAGGCATCAGATGGTCTCTAAAACCCCGACTGTTGAGCCTGAGAAGCCCCCTGTATCCCTTTGTAGAAAAGAAGCTATTAAACTGGCTGTTGCAACCAGAGGTTTAGCGATTCCTGCTAAGACTGGAATGGGCCGGGCGCCCAAATCTATAGGCAATTTATTAAAATCTCTTTTTATTAATCGATAGCGACCCCTCATAGGGGCTATTCCTTAACATAAACATGATTTTTGGTATACTAGACGAAATCAAAGGCATCAGATACGGTCTGAAAAACCCCGGAATGAATGAGTTTAGGATAGGGAGAATAAATGTGAAAAAGAATAGATATAGATTTCTGATGCGACGATCAGGATATCCCACGGGTAAGCTGTCGTTACAGGGCTTCGATAAGTTAAACCTTCACCCTGAAGTACTAGACGATCCTCGTAATTTGTTAAAGATTCTGTTATTCCTACGCTTACGGAAGAAGAGTTGAAGGAAGACTGATGGAAGAGAAAAAGAAAAAGTGTATTTAGGATAATAAATGAACATACCAGATTTTATACCAGACTATATTAAGAACATATCATCCTTGGACCTTACCGTTGCAGGCATGGTAGACCTTATGGCTTATCCTAAGGAAGCTATAAAACAGGCTAATATGGCCCTTAGAAGAGCGACAGAGAAGAACCGTGGGCCGCTCTCAGTCCCGTTTAAATACTTTGCTAAGGTTGCCTATAGCTACTGCAAGGAACATGATCTACAACCAGAGTGGAGCCTTAGAAGAGATAAGACCATAGAGCTCGGAATAAATGAGAAAGATCCGAGGACACAGAATGAAGTAAAGAAAAATGTATCAGAAGTATTAGAGTTAATACCTTCATCGTCAGGCGTATATGACAGGGAATCTCTGGCTAGACCCGCTGCTCCCCTTAGGCCTCCTTCTGACTGGCAAAGCAACTTACCTTTTTAGGAAGTAAATGACTAAAACAACAAACTCTAATCTATCTGGACTTTGTTCTAAGTGTAATGGTTCATTAAGAGAGTGTTTTGCCGTTTCACGTGGTGGTTGCAAGTGTTCTGTTGATGAATGGGTTAACAAAACGTTCCCTAAATCTTATATGGACGAAGAAAAGATGGAATCTGACTATAAGGAACTAAAAGAAGAGAATTATGCTTTTTGGAATGAAGAGTGAAAAAGTCTGAAAGAAAAGATATCGTTGCTACTTTATTATCCAAAGATAAAGATACATTCTCTAACTCTATGCACTTATTAGACAGTCTTGATTTTTTTAATGCTTTCTATGACAAAGAATCAACTGATATGCCATGCTCTATAACAGTGCTGGATATCTTAGAGGCCTATGAATCATTTTCGTTGGTCCATAAGTCAAAGCCTGTCTCTATTATTGCGCCTCATATCTCCAAAGAAAGGCTTATGCCATCTGTTATAAAAGGAGATGATGGCTCAGTAATTAATCTGGGCTCTAAAGATGACATCTGTGTCAATATATGGTTCACTTCTTATGAAAATCATGAGAATACTAAATCAATGAACGGCGATAAGGTTTATTCAATTTTATTGTCTGATAAAGATTACAATCTGTTGAGAATAAGGTTTACCATATGAGGGATAATGGACATAGAGTTAAAAGGGGAGAGCTAGTACTATAAAAAGAGAGAGTGATAATGAGAAAGAAGCCTACCATATACTCTTTTAGTTTAAGATGCCACGACCATCCTACCCTGTTGCCGCCCGCAACCATTACAATAAACGACTCTTCTTTTAATAGGTGGCGCTACATTAACGTAAACAAGACTTATCTGTGGAAATGTTCTCTTTGTAGAAAAGAATATTATTATTCATATACTGACAAACATGCTTCGAGCTTATCTGACACGGAGGTACAACGACAGTTGTACTCTCACCTTTCTATTGCGCTTCACAATGTAAGTAACTGTATAGGAAACTATGAGATCCATAAAAGACAGATACAAGAGATAGTGATATGGCTAGAAGCAGAGGTAAATAGAGATAAATGGATAAAGAAAGATAGGGAATAAAAATGGCCCTGTAGTATAGTGGTTAGGACGTTGGAGTTTCATTCCAAAAACCCAATCAAAGGCATCAGATACGGTCTCTAAAACCCCGGGTTCAATTCCCGGCAGGGCCTCAAAACGTAAAGGAATTAATTTGAGATACTTACTACTATTTGTATCACTTCCCCTTTTTAGTGCAGAGAAACCTCCTATTATTAATAATCAGGGCTACTATCATGGCTATGATCCAAGAGACCAGGACTGGAATCCATGCCCGGCCCATAAGAGAAAGGTTAAGCAGAAGCAGGTTACTCCAACCTATATTGATCATAACCCATTTAATCCGGTATATACCCCTACTGACACCTGTCCTTTAATAGACAATAAACCATCAGCAGAGATGTCACTGATTCCCTTATCTGTACCTGTCGTTGCCTGTATCCTGTATTGTTGCTGTAAAAGGAAAAGAAAATAAAGTTTACGTTATTGGGCCGCCCTCTCCCTTTCAATTATAGAGAGTACCGGGGCCGTTTTGTTAATACCCATTATAAACAGATGTGTGTTTTAAAGAGCCTTATAGCCATTCAGTATATTAGAAAACCTCTTCTTCTTGGGCCTGTTTATGTATCTATAGAGTTCTATTTTAAGATATCTAAAGCAGCTGCAAAGCGTGGGGTTAAAGAGAATGATTGGTATATATCACGACCAGATACTACAAACTGTCAAAAGTTTATAGAGGACTGCTTTACTAATATTGTATTTAAGGATGATTGCCAGGTATGCTGGGTTAAAAGTATGAAAAGGTATAGTGATACAGAAAGAACTCATATAGTGATAAAAGAATTATAAGTCATTAAAAGAGTAGTTAATGGCAAAAAAGAAGAATGGCTTTCTACAGAAAGTTCCCCTTGAAAGAGATGCATGGAAGAGAGAATCTAATTGTGAAGGAGCGGTAAAGAACTACTTCTCATTATTTGATCCTACTAAAAGTGATAGTCCAGGAAATGAAGATAATATATGGGCGCTTGCTTATGAACTACTTCTATTTTCTGAAAGAGCAGATGGCTATTCTTTGATCCAGTTTTGTGCAGAGCAACGAGTAACTGAACGGCTCTTCAAAACAAAATGTGTAGAACATCCATACCTTGGAGCAGCACGAGAAATAGTTAAGGCTAATATTGCTTCTCGTCTGTATGCGCTTGCCTATAATGACCCTTCGTATTCTTCCTTTGTAACAAGGCTTTTACCAAAATATGATAATGATTATATGGAGATGTTAAAAGAGTTCATACGGATCAAGCGTGATTCCAAGAACAGTGACAATGAACAAACTATTAATGTAATTATACCAGACTTTAGAAAGGATAAAAAAGATGAAAAAGATTCATGATTTATATATATCCTTTTACTCTTTCAGAAGAAAAAGATAAAAGCTTTTTAGCTTTTATAAACTGTACACTGCCATATCAAAGGCATCAGATACGGTCTCTAAAACCCCATCAAAGGCATCAGATACGGTCTGAAAAACCCCGGACTGAAAAGATTGAATGAAGATGAAAAAAAATGACAGAAACAGTAAAAAATATAGTACTTGATAAGTTTATACCAAGGCCCTATCAATTACCTATATGGAAAGCGTTTCATATAGACGGATTCAGACGCTTATTAATCTTAAAACCTCGTCGTTCAGGTAAAGATATAAGCGCATTCAACCTCATCATGATACCAGAGATGTTTGCACATGTGGGAACATACTACTATATATTTCCCACCTATTCTCAGGCTAAGAAAGCTATTTGGGATGCCATTACTATTCAAGGCAATCAGATGCTTGATTTTATACCATCAGAGACCATATTCTCAAAAAATTCACAAGAGTTAAAAATAAAACTTATAAATGGCTCTTTTTTACAGTTTGTAGGCTCTGATAATTATGCTTGTTTTGATGATAAGACAGAAATACTTACTGAGTACGGATGGAAATTATTTAAAGATGTGGGCGACCAAAAGGTAGCAACATTAAAGGATGGATTCTTAGAGTATAAGAAGCCTAATAAAAAGATGGAATATGACTATAGCGGAACTATGTACCATATAAAAAATAATTCATTGGATTGTGTCGTAACACCTAATCATAGATTCTTCGTTAAATCCACTAAGGGAGTTTATAAGTTTAAGCGAATAGATGATCCAACAATAATACATGACGCAATACCCTCACAATGTGATTGGAATGGAGCTAATAAAAGCGTCTTTACATTCCCTCATCTCAAGAAAGAATGGGTATGTGGAAAAGGTCGACGAGTAGTAAAGGAATATAATCGTTCTTTAGATATGAAAGATTTTGTATCTCTTTTAGGTATTTATTTATCTGAAGGTAGTGTTTATAAAAGTAGTAAAACATATAGAATTACTATTTCTCAAGTAAAGATTGCTATAAGGGATAAGATCCGAGATCTTTTAACGCGAGCCAATATTAATTTTTATGAAGATAAAGATAGATTTACTTTTACCGATCAACAGATGTATTTGTATTTCTCTCAATTTGGTTTGCAACATGAACGGTTTATACCTCAAGAAATAAAAAATCTTTCCAGAGAATATCTCAAAGTATTATTTGAATGGCTCATTGATGGAGATGGTCATTCATGTTCCACTTATACAGCGTTTTATTCAAGTTCTAAAAGACTTGTTGATGATGTTCAAGAGATTATAATTAAACTTGGCCAGAGTGGAAATGTGTATCAAAGGAAGCAATCCATAGGATTCATAAAAGGAAGAAGAATAAAGTCACTCCGTCCTCATTTTGCCGTTTTTGTAAGAAAATCTAAATTTAAACGACTTTGTTCTTCTATAAAGAAGTACATTACTACGCATGATTATGACGGAAAGGTATATTGTGTTTCTACTGATTCAGGAGTTATAAAAGTTCGTCGAAACGGAAAAGAATGTTGGTCCGGGAACTCACTTCGTGGTACTAATCCAAGAGGTGTAATATTCTCTGAATATGCTGAACAGTACCCGCAGGCATGGAATGAGGTTATTAGGCCTATCCTTGCCGCTAACAAGGGCTGGGCAGTATTTTTGGGAACGCCGAAAGGAAGGAATCATTTCTATGATCTCTATAAAACATCATTAGAATCACCATACTGGTTCTCTTATAGGCTTACTCTTGATGATACAAAACATATCGATGACATTGAGATGGATCAGATTAGGAAAGAGATGTCAGAGGACATGATACAACAGGAGTTCTATTGTTCTTTTGATGTAGGATCAGACGGTGCCTACTATGCTAAATATATTAACGATCTCAGGCTATCAAATGGTATAACAGAAATACCCTGGGACCCGCAGCATAAAGTGCATACTGCTTGGGACATAGGTTATAATGATCCAACATGTATCATATTCTTCCAAGTTATAGGGACAGCGATTCATGTAATAGATTATTATCAGAAATCATTTGAGAAGATAGACCATTTTGCTCAGGTTATTAAGTCTAAACCGTATACCTATGGCCAACATTTTCCGCCACATGACATAATGAAACATGAGCAGGGAACAGGCCTTACCTATCGTGAGATGTATGGAAACCTAGGCATTCACTTTTCTGATCCTTATAATATACCAATAAATGATGGTATAGAGCGTGTCAGATTAACACTTCCTCGTATGAAGATAGATCAGAATAAGTGTCGCGTTCTTATAAAGGCATTAGAGAATTATAGACAGCAATATGATCATCGTTTAAAAACGTATCATCGTAATCCGTTACATGACCATAACTCAGACGCTGCTGATGCGATGCGCTATCTGTGTATCGCAATCCCTAAGATAGAACGAAAAGGCTTGACCCCAGAAGATATAGATAGAAACTATAGAGAATCACGCTATGGCGATCAAGGTAACCTTCCCCGTTTCTTTAGGTAATATATGAAATTATTATTATGGATAAAAGAAAAGACACGCCATTTTTGTAGCTTGTTTATTAGATTTTATAATGATAATCAGGAGAAATATCCTCCAAAAGAGAGGGCTTTATTTAAAAGCTTCCCGGCTGAACCTGATCCTTCTCTGTATACCCGTGAGGTTCCGCGACACACAAAAACAAATAAAGAATTGTTTGATATTCCATTATCATCATATGTATCTTACTATATGTCGACCGATACTACGCTTCATAAAAACAGGATAGGGCTTCTCCAGAAGTGGAAGATTATCCCCTCTGATAATACCTTTTTAGTAAAGGATTTTTATAATTCTGATCATGATGCATTTAAAAAGATGTTCTTTTCGTTGGATCGATTTGAATTTGAGGGAAAGATATATAAATTACATTATCTTTTTTGGGACAGGGATAAGCTCTTAGAGTCCTATTCTTTTATTGTTGAATCAATACAAAAATTAGAAATGTCCAATAAAAAAGACCCTGGAAATGGAGAGAAACCAGGGTCCCGTTAAGTAAGAATGAGAGTTAAGAGTGTGTTAGTTCACCCTTATTATAGTAATTACTACTGAAGGAGCTATCATGTCAACAGTGTTTGAAATAAGGCCAGATTCACCGGTCCGCATATGCTCAAAGTGAATTACATCACCCTTTTTCAGATCTTGAATATCATGAAATGACAAAAACAGTCTTGTTTTATTTCCTACTTTATCTACCGCACTAGAACTCCAGATCCACTTATTATTAACCAGGCCACGCATCCGAACTTCATCATCAGAATCGCATTCAAGTGCATTATAAGTTGCTGTTACTAGTACAAAGTAGACACCACTTTTTAGACACGTAAATTGACAATCATCCTGTGTCTCCCAGCGATGTTCTTGCGCATTTAGATCAACTGCTACCGGTGTCCATCTCTCTGTTACTACTTGTAGGCCTCCTATGCTCGCATAAGCAGATACATAAGAGCCAAGATAAGAAAATGTGTTAGTGCAGGACAAAAGTAACGATAAAGCGATGAGCGATTTTTTGCTATTCATTAAATCCCTTTCTTTTTTTAATATATTTGTTACTTGCTATTGCAGTATAGCAATTTTAGAATAGATATGAAGCATACATTCATTCAAAAATAAAAAGGAGATGAGTGTCTATATTTACTAGTCTAGGGACTACCTATTATGATGAACGCCATCGTCCTCTCTTGCAGAAGATGGAGAATGACTATGCTGAATCGATCAATATAAACCAACAATTCTGGGCAGAGGCTGATATTGACACTCGCGTTAATGCTGGGTATCAGGATATGTCGACCTATATTGGAGGTAATGTTCCTGCCAACCAAAACAATAACTTTTGTTTCAATAGATGCCGTCGTATAAAGAACATGATAGGTGGCCATCAGCGGCGTAACCGTAAATCAATTATAGCGGTTCCTGTAGAGAACGGTGACTCTGATACTGCTGACCAATTCACTAAAATACTTATGTGGAATAGTCAGCGAGAAGGGATTTTAGAGACCGTATCTGATGCCTTTGATGGAGCACTCGTAACAGGCCTTAACCTGCTTCAGGTATGGCTAGACTTTAGATCAGACCCAGTTTCTGGTGATATAAAGGTAGACAATTGTTCCTATAATAGCTTTATGATAGATCCCTATTTTAGGAAGATGGACCTTTCAGATTGTAACTTTATATGGAAACGTTCCTACTTAACTAAAGATTCAGTAATATCCTATCTTCCTGCCCATGCGCAAGAGATAGCTTCATTAACCGGTTCTGGTTCTAACAGGGACGGCAAGTTCCCACTTATGCCCGAGGCCTATTCCTATGGCCCCAAATCATTACTTACCTATGATGAGTACTGGTACCGTGCCTATCGCAACCAAAAAATGCTTGTAGACACACAGACTGGTGAGGTTATGGAGTGGAGCCATCCTGATGAAGAAAAATTAAAGCGCTACCTCTCTTTATATCCGCAAGTAACGCTTATTAATCAAGAGATTCCTACCGTTAAGCTTGGTATAGTTGTTGAGGGACGCGTCATGTATGATGGTCCTCATCCTTATAATATAGATAAGTATCCCTTTGTTCCTGTTTTTGCTTACTATGAACCTCAAATGCCTTACTTCTCCTGGCGTATTCAGGGAGTGACCAGAGGTTTGAGAGATGCACAGTATCTGTACAATAGGCGCAAGATCATTGAGCTTGATATGATGGAGTCACAAATCAATTCTGGCTGGAAATACAAGGAAAATGCGCTTGTTAACCCTAAAGATATCTTCATGTCAGGACAGGGCAGAGGTCTTGCTTTAAAGGATTCTGCGTCAATGGAAGATGTGCAACAGATTATACCTCCCTCTATTGCGCCAAGCACTATGGAACTCTCTAACTCATTAGGCAGAGAGATACAAGAGATATCAGGAGTATCAGAAGAGATGCTTGGCTTTGATAATAAGGATACCCTAAGCGGTTATCATTCGATGCTCAAGATGTCAGCTGGTACGACAAGTCTTCAAATCCTTTTTGACAACCTTGACCAGTCTCAAAAGTTATTAGGCAAGCTTATGATTGATGTAATACAGGCAAATTTCACTCCTGGTAAAGTAAAAAGAATTATAGAGGCTGAGCCCTCTCCTCAGTTTTATCATAAAGCGTTCGGTAAATATGACGCTGCAGTAGAAGATGGACTTAATACTACTACACAAAGACAATTGCAGTTTGGCCAGCTCATGTTTATGAAAGAGGCAGGGATGAACATACCAGAGGACGCTATCTGGGATACTGTCACGGTACAGAACAAGTCAAAAATTATGGAGTCGGTTAAACAGCGTACAGAAATGCAGCAACAACTACAGAACATGCAGATGCAGGCAGAGATACAAGCACTCCAAGCTAAAGCTAAACGTGATGAAGCCAAAGCAGTGGCAGATACTGGCCTTGGCATAGAGCGAGCGTCTCGAGTAAATGAGAACAAGGCGTTGGCCGTTGAAAGAATAGCGCAAGCCCAGCGTGATAGAGACGTAGGCTTGCTGAATAAGGTAAGGGCATTGAAAGAAATTGATGAAATTGATATAAATCAGATAGAGAAGTTAATGTTATTATCACAGTTACTAAAACAGGAAGAAACTGAGATAGAGACTCCGACGATAGTTGGTTCTTCCCCTCAAGAACCAACTATTGAAGGACTTGCAGGAATGAACCAAGGTGATTTAGGACTATCAGATACTATTTTAAAAGAGGAGCTATAATGGCTAAGAAATATAAGAAAAAAGGTATGAGCGATGTTACTGGGACTAGTGCTCAGCATTATTCAAACATGGAAGGGATGATCAATTCTGATTATTCAGCTTTTGCTAATCTTCCACAAGAGATTAAGCATGAAGACTATCCGTATGCGGGCGCTTCTGCTTCTGAAGACTTGAACAGATCAGATGGTATCAAAGGAATTGATTATCAAATCAAGGAAGATGAAAAGCTTCTAAAAAGAGGTCCTTTCCGACGTAAGTACTAATATAGATACTACTTTCTGAAGGAGCACGGTTTTATATCGGCTGTGCTCCCTCTATAAGGAGCGTTATGCCAGCTACCCTAAGACAGAACACTAAAGCACGCGACATATTTGATTCTATTTTGGGCACTACACAAAATGACCCAAAGTCTTCAAATCGTGTTGAAAATACGAACGATAAATATAAAGACAAGATACTTGTAGAACAGTACGGCAATGCTCGTATGAATCTATAATAGTCAATCAACTAATAATTTGGATTCAATACTTCTTTTCTTTTTTTCTCCTCTAAGGATATTCCTTAGGGGAGATTATTCTTTTACGAGGAAATTCTATAGTGGAAGGGATATGTCCCGGAATGAGACAATAAGACAAGAGCATATAACAGTAGCTTTTATTACTATGATAATTACTACATCCTATATCCCATAGTATCACTAACCGCTCTTTCCATATAATACTAGTTCCTATCAGATTATAGGGTATTACTCTTTGGTAGCTTTTATGTTTATCGTATCTAATTATCTTAGTGGCGACTGTTATATTTTTTGATTCTCCATAAAGAAGATATTTTATACCCGGCAATCGGGTCTCCATCTCATTTATCTGATCCTCAAATACCCATTGTGCTTTGTTGTTAATATCATTTAATAGATCAAAGAGCTTCTTTGATTCATCTTTATAGAATGAAAGATCATTAATATGTTGATGGGTCGCATCTGAGTACAGGAAATAGAACTCGTCTATTCTATGCTGATAGTCTTCAATGGGATCGCTCGAGTCAAGGAGTAGTGAACGGTACCGTATTACTGCATCATCATCTTTCTTTATACGTTCTATGTACTGGATCACTTCTTCTTTAGCGAGTACGTTCTTTGTAACTTGATTGATAAAGTGATCAAAACAGGTGTAAGTTAAAGTAAAATTTATAGCGGGTAGCTCTCTATTAACAATTTCACTATGCTCGTAATGACTAATAATATCGGTACCCGATAAAAACGATAAAGAGAAGATCATAATTAAGTAAAACATGAAGCCCTAAGTACTGTAGGAGAATATATGGAAAAGGATAGCAAAAAAGAAAATAAAAAAACTACAGCTGGACAAAAAATAGTAGAAAATAGAGAGAAATATAAAAGTTTAGAATGGGTTCCCATATTAGATGTTACTCACCATTTTATGGGTAAAAATGGTGAGAATGGCCTTGAATGGTACATAGAAGCAGTTAAGAAGGGAAAGAAAACACATTCTCATTTAAAGGGATTCTATGTTGTTTGCATAGGAAGAAATGTTGATGCATTAAAAACAACAGAGATTGATCCAAATACTGGAGAATTCTTTGAAAGATCTCCTGTAAGACAGCAGTTTTTTGTAGATTCTGCATGCCCTACACCTACCATGGGTAGGGGCCTTGATCAGACAGTGTTCTTTTTCAACAATGAAACTGATGATCTTATATATCTATGGTCACTTCCTAAAAGGGAGTGGGCTGACCATCTTTTAGAGAACCAAAAACATCTAACAAAAGAATATGACCTTATCGTGCAGCATATAAGAGATTTTTATGATGGTACCCTCTTAGATAAAGCTAGAAAACTTTGCAAAGAAGGCTTACTGCAACCAGCACTTATATCATCTATTTACCATTAATATTAAAGGAGAATTATGAATCAAGAAGATGAACAAACAGTAACAGAATCTTCAAGCACCTGGGAAGTGTCAGGAGATAGCCAGAACAATCCAATGAATGATCAGGCTCCTATTGATCCAACAATTCAAGCTGTCCAGGAAGAATCAGCTCCTCATCAAGAAGAAACTCAAGAAGAACGGCCACAAGAGAAGAATTTTAGACAACTGCGTGAGACCAATGAACGTCTAGATATTGAAAAGAGGCGAGCTGAAAAAGATGCACAAGAGTACCGGGACCGTATGACTCGTCTTGAGCAAGAGATACAATCACTCAAGCCCAAACCAGCTCCAGAGCAAGAAGAAGATTATGGCATAGCTGATGATGGACTCATAGAGGGCAAGCAATTCAAAGAGGTGCTAAAAAAGCAGAAAGAGATAGAGAAGCATTATCAAGCTGTAAAACAACAAGAGCAGTATAAAAGAGCTGCTCAAGAAGCAGATGATAGACTTGCACGAGAGTATAATGATTACTATTCTACACTCACTAATGCTAATTTAGAAAAAGTAAAAGAGAGAAATCCACGTCTCTTAAAGAGCATTCTTTCTATTCCTGATCCTTATGAACTCGCAAGTGCGCTTTATGAATCAATTAAGATGATTGGTCCTCAATCTACTAACTACGAAGAAGATAAGAAGACAGCTCAGGCAAACTCTGCAAAGCCACGACCATTAGTAAGCGGGACAGCTCAACAGGGTGATAATCCTCTTTCACAAGCCAATGCATTTGCTAAGAGTGAATCAATAGATTCTATATTAGAAAGAGAGCGCAAGTTAATGGATGATGCAACAAGAAGTTGGAACAATATTGATGTGTGGTAATATAAAACTGATCCTTTTTGTTTAGTTATAGGGTGTATGGCACGTTTAACCATACACCCCTTTTCTTGCTTTTTTATCTTCTTATTATTATTACTAAAGTATAGGCGTTATCTTTGTACCGTTCGCCTTGGTACACCCATATGATGTCTTTGAGGATTTCATCACCTCAAATCAAGATGTATGTGTAGCACGTCTCATCTTCGTGTAAAAACATAATACGAGCGAATAAGGAGAGTTGTTATGCCTAATATAACGACTACGTCGGGTCTCCCGGCACCAGTTCAACAAACCTTTAGTTTTAGGTT